GACGACTTTCTGCAACGGCAGTTTGCCATCCTAATTGTCTAACAACAGTTGTACCAGATGTGTAATTATATACATAGCCTGTATTAACTTTTTGTGTGATAGGAGTTGTGCCACTTACATAATTAAATGTTTCACTGTTTAATGGTACGTCAAAACTGATATCACCTACGTTATTAACTGCGCTATAACGTAATGGGAATCCTAATACAATATCTTTAATGCCAGAACCAATGCCATAGCTGAATAATTTATTGCCGGCAAATGATGTGCCTACATACACATCAGTGTTACCAAAGCTAATGCCATCATTGTCAAATATATCAAAGTATGGTGCTTGATTAACTGTTGTTTTTTGTTGTGCTATTAACCATTCAATACCATCAAAGTAAAAATCTTTACCTTGATTGTTATATCCCTTAAATGCAAACGTACATTCTAATGGCAATACTAATCCATTTTCTGCTTCTGTAAGAGTGATTACCTGTGTACCTGTACCTTGTATATCAGAAAATCTTACAACATATATTTTATTTCTAACATTTTCGTTTGTATCAGCAGAGAATACAATTCTTGCACCATCATATAATGCATAATTATCGTTTGATATATCATTTGCTACCAATGATGAATTTATTGTAGCAGGAATAGTTGTAGAATCGTCCCAAGCAACCGTAAGAGTTATTGTGGTCGTACCAGTAATAGTAGTAATTTGAGTATTTCTAGGTAGAACATTTGTAGTATCACTTATATATTGCCCAACCTGAAACGTCCCGGTAACATCTGATGCGGCAATAGTAATTGTCGTACTTGTTCCAGTAATACCTGCAATAGTTGCATTATAAGCAGTATATACTTCAACGTCTGGCCAATAGTTTTCTTGACCGGCTACAAGTGTGAATGCATCAGTTGTTCTATCATCAAAGAAATCAATTGGGTCTGCACCAACCACACCATTATTAAATAACCTTAAGTTAGGGTAAAACTCAATGATTGGGCGTTTTGCCTTGTTTTCTTGTGTTGCATATATTGTTGCAATACTAGGATTATTGTTGTACGTTGCTGTTGCATTGATAACGTCTATGTGGAACCAACGATTGCTTCTTGACCAAGCATTTTTATCAATGCTATTTCTTGCAATCGTAATATAGTCTTGGTATACAGGAATATAAAGTGTAGTGTCATAATTACCAATATCATATGGTAATGAATCGAAGGGAGTGTACGCACCTTCAGTAAAAGGTTCTGGTGTAATAAGGTCTGCTACATTTAATAATTCAATTGCTGTACCAACACCTTCTACATAATATTCACCATCTTTATAGCTTGTAGGAAAAATATCACCACTGAAACTTACTTTAAGACCATTAGTAAACACTACACCATTAGGACTTGTGTATTGTTGTTGACCTAATATTTCAGTAATATCTATTTGATTAGTTGAATTGCTTTCAATCAATCTAATGATACCAACTTTGTTAGCACTTGTACCATCTTGGTAATACAATGTATCTAATATAGCACTTAGATAAGGAACAAGATTAATAGATCCACTTGTGTTGCGGAAAAAGTTTCGTGCTTTCCATTCGGTGCCATAGTTTGCAGTAATCTTTTCATTTGTTGGGATGTTACTTGCAGGAACTAATCTTAATACAGGGTCAGATGGATCACCTACATAAGTTATTGTGTAGAATGTAGCGGATACGTCTGTGTAAAAACCACCTTCAAAGTTTGCAAAGTTTGAATCATCACCTGGCGGAGTATATGGTGCCCCACCATTTGGAAATATTGATGAAGAAGTTTCTTCATCATACAGTGTTGTATCGTAAAACTTAGAAACAAATCCTTGTTCATTAACAACACCCGTATTATAAAACATAACAGTAAGACCTTCAAGGCCTGTTACTCCGTCAATATTTTCAACATCACTTAATAATTGTCCATTGATTTGATCGAATGGTGTAGTAGATACAACGTCAACTAAATTGTTACCAGGGAAGTTATACTCATCTTGTGCATCTTTAAATGGTACTGTAAATATAACGACACCGGCAGTTGTGCCGTTATTTTCAACACCCAGTACGTCACGTGTCTGTACATTTAGTTGTTGTGGGTCATATCCAGTAACACCCGGCTTACCTTGAATCCAAAATTCAGTAGGTTGATTTACAGTAAATGTATATGTGCCACCACGAATCAATGTTAATGTAGGATTAGTTGTGCCTCCAGGATTAACGTCACTCGATATATTATAACCATTAGGTAAACTTCTAACAGTATAGTCTGTAGCAGTATAAACAATATCTGTGGAAATATTAACAGATGGTGCACCGGTAGGCAACCAATAATATTGGTTAAAGTTAATTATTTTATCTAAGTTAGTAAAGCTATCCCAGGAATAAAATTCACTGTTAAATAATCTATCATTGTTATCTGTTAACGCACCTTCTAATTTTAATGCATCTATGATACCAGGATAGCTAATAAAATCTTTTGCAGTATTTGTATTTGTTTTTGTGAATACAACGCCCGGGTCTAGTTGGTAATCTCTGCGAACTTTTGTAGGTTCAACTACATAATTATCTTTGGCATTAATGCCATAACCAAATTTACTGCCAATATACCCCTCGATTCTCATCGTATTGGGTTGGTCAACAATTTGATCCAGCGTTGCACCTAAAAATTGACTATTAGTAGGTGTCTGAAATATATCTGGTAAAAAATTTAATGTTCTAATTCGTGCTGCCATTATAACTCTCTGGTTGTTATATACTTATCTTATTTGTAATTGTACTGGAGTTAAAGCCGCAATCACTACTACATCACTCGCAGTTGCACCATTAACAAAAATTTCATAAGGTGCAGATTTGATTTCATACAAATCACCAAAGCTCATCGTTGGATCATTTGGTACAAGTACAACTGAACTTACAAGGTCTCCTAGTTGTGCGTGTAAATATGCACTCAACTCACTGAAATAGAATGTATCCCCAAAGCCCCAGTTGTTGATATTGAAATAACTATTCATTGCAGATAATACTGCGCTACGTATTTCGCTATCACTTGCATTTGTTGCTTGTGATTTAATTACTTTAACTGTGCCTTGCAATTGTGCAGGAGCTTTTGTTCCAAATAAAGGAAGAAAGCGAACACTATTTGGTATAATACTATCCGTTAGCATTTTATACTCATCTAAATTACCATATGCTTGCTGTAATTCATTAATTGTAGGCACATCTGGTTTAATCACAGTACCAGTAGTATCTTGTATCCAATTTGTGTAAGCAGTATAGTAAGCCTGTGTTACCAAATATAAATCAATAATGTTTGTAGTTGCAGGATCAATACGTGTTGTGTTGTTACTGTTATGTCTGTATTGATACAATATTGCTTGTCTTCCAGGCTGCATACTATATTGTGGTTGTTCAACTACTATGTAATAAGGTGTTGTTACACTTGTATCTTGTACAGTCGTGTAAAATACATTTTCACTATATGCATAGAATACTTGACCTAATGGATATTCATATTTAATTACTTCAATATTGGTCAATGTTGGGTACTGATATATTATATCACTTGTGGCAATTAATTGGTAGCGTGATAAATTAACAGCATCTTCAATTAATTCAAAGAATGTATAGATACCTGTATTACTTGAACCAGTTACATACCCGGTTACTGTTTGAAAGAAATCAGGATCAACAACAATTTCATTGTTATTTATATCTATACTTGCTACTTCAACTTCAAAATCATTTACATAGCCATCACTCTCAACAGTTTGTCCAATTACATTCATTTGTACCGGTCTTGATAATGGTGCATTACTATTTGGTTGTGTGTTCGAAGGTAATACTTTAATAAAATCTGCTAAGATTTTACCAGTAAATGGGTCATATACAAGTTTACCACTCTCATACCAAAAGCGTGTATCTGCAACACTACCAAAGTAATAACGTAACGATCTATATGCAATTTGATATCTGTTGTTACCTACACTATTAAAGTTTACAAACCACCCAGTAGCATTGTATGCATCGATGCTCCATCTATCTTGGGTAATCAATAATGAGTTGTTAAATATCAAACTGAAACTTTGATTTAATTCCATTCTGATAACACATTCATCAATAACTGCTGTAGGAAGTTTGTTACCAAATGATGGTATAACCTGTGTGATAATTGCTCCAGTGGGAATATATCCGTTTAGTGTGACTGGACCTGAGCCGTTGCTGAAATTACCTTCACCGTTATTATAACCATCACCGATAACATTTAATACAGTAGTCCAAAAATATGTAGTGTCGCTTGCACTTGCAATACCATACACTAATCGATTGTTATTATCAAAGTATGCGCCGTTTGGTGCAGTGACTTTAATTAATGCACTCTTAGTTACATACTTCATATTATGAGTGTTATACGTTCCAGTTGCAATAGGTGTGTTTGCTGAACCATCAATGTTATAAAAATAACCAGTGATGCTATTTGCGTCCACAGTACTTGTGTTCCAATATACTGTGCCATCGCCTGAAGCTGTATCAATATCATAGCGTGGGTAATTCTGTAGATAATATTGTTTTGCTCTATTATCAGCTAACGCTAATGCTAAGTTATCAGTTAAGAATTTAATAATATCGCCGGTGTTGGTAATAGTCAATAACAAATTACCGTTATCACTATTTTGATATAATCCACCGTCACTTGCAAATGAATTCGTGCTGGAGTATTTTCCTGTAGGATCAAGTAGGTCTAAGTTTTTAGACACGCCAATAGAACTGCGATTAATAGCGGCACTTTTAATAATTGAACTGTATAATGTATATGGGAAATTTGTATAATCTTCACCATTAACCATTCTGTTCTGTGTATAATATCGAGCAGGAGCACGTAGTTTAATGTTTGCTAATGTTTCTCTGGCTTGCGCTGTTGAAGCTGGTGTTTGTAATGCTAATCCTATAGTGAGTGCTTCTGTTCGTCCTGCTCTGCTAATATACTGTATTGTTACTTGAATCCCCTGCATTTCAGTTGGATCAATAGTATATGTCAATGCATTACCGCCACGTACATATGCTCTAAATGCTCCAACTGGTGCTTCGGAAAATACTCCATCACCGAAAGTATAACTAACTTGGTCGTTGAATCTGGATACAACTGAAAACACTTTCTTAAAACTAGTTTCAGTTTGTAAATTAGCATTTGCATATACACTGTCTACCAATCTCCAAAGTGTTCTACCACCATTGCTAGCACTTAATTGATATAACCAAGTATCGGTGTTGTTGACACCTTGAATATCAATATCAACTACCTGATTACTAATTTGTTGTTCTAAGTTAAAATCATAACTCTGCAATGTTCCTTGCTTAAAATAAAAGAAGAAACCTGTATTTGGACTACCGTAACCCAATTTGTCGTTACGATACATCATATTCATTTTACCACTTGGTGCAGGTGGAATCTCATATACATAATCTTCATCTAAACTAGTTGCACTAACTAATTCAAAATTCATATTGACAGTATCTACTGTGCTAGTAAATGGTACAATAGGTAAACTGGCAGGAGGAATGTTAATACTATATTCATCTGTCTTTACACCAAGTAATTCTTGACTATTACCGGGGCGACCAACACGCTGGGTATTAATCAATGTAGCATTAATAACTGTGTTAAATTGTTCTAACCAGTTAGCATTTGCAGGATCATTCCATAATATTGTTTGATTGCTTAAGTTCAATCCATTAACGTCAGTAATGTTTTCAGTGGTACTGATGTTTGTAACTTTAAGATAACCTTGACCTGCAATATTACGTTTAGGATTATAGCTTACTAAGTTAGCTAGTTTAATAACACTATCTCTACGTTCAGCCGTATCAATAAAGTTCTCACGTGTGTTTAAGTCGTTGCGGAAAGCAAGACCTTGTCCCATAAACGCAATAACATCAAGTAGTGCAATAAATTCACTAGACTCAATGTAATCGTTAAACGTTTCCGGATAGTATACTCGCAGATAATCGATGAAACTCTTACGTAGGGTTTCATAATCGTAGCTTTTAAAATCTGCTTCACGAAAGGTTTGATAGATGGCCTGCCAATTTTGCACACCAAATATTGCTGATTGTCTTGAAC